ATATAAATGACTTATAAGAAAGAGCCGACCTCTGTCAGCTAATGAAAAAATATTTTTTGAAATTTACCTACTTGGGAAGCCCAGGGGAGACTCCAACTCCCAACCTCGCGGATAGTACCACGGCTCTATGCAGTTGAGCTACTGGGCGACGCATAAGTTAACCAATCAAAGTTCTTGAAAAATGAAAGAAAATTGGGAAGAGAGGATGGATTCGCACCATCGACCTCCAAGAAACCTTCCCCCGGCGCTCTACTACTGAGCTACTCTCCACAGAAATAAAAAATAATTCCTTCTAAAAGAGATAGACGTACCCTATCTTCTCAGACCAGATACGCAAGAAACAATCTTTTCACATATAAACAATTTAGAGATTTAAAAATAAACATTTGTGGCAGGTACAGAACTCGAATCTGTGACATCTAGGTCATGAACCTAGCGAGCTACCAACTGCTCCAACCTGCGATGTGTGCAGCCTATCTTCACAGACGAGCTGCATTTTTAATTGAATAAATTTGAATACAATGAATTATACGTTGGAGGCTAGGGCTCAACGAAGAACCTCTTGCGATGATAAGATCGGTATCATTTTGTTATCGCCGTGCATCAGTTACACTACTAACCTCTTGATTATATTTTATGAATGAGCAATTCTCACTTCATTTGGATTTACCAGACTGCAACGTTTTCGGCAGTGCTTACACAGACAATTCTTCATTCCGGTGTAGTCCGTCTGCTTACTTGATGCAGATTAGCTGGATTTTCGTATGTCGTGCGTCCTTTCGCCAGGTCATGGCATCCATTGATGCTCTCCAGTTACTTCTTTTCCACGCATACTATTTCTGTGCATCAATATGTCAAAGAACAATTCTTTCATGTCCGTTCATAGAAACTCTCATCTGACGCAAGATTGTCGCTGCCCGAACGACCTACTTTATAAGGTATAAGGACTTACCTTTGCGCCGTCAGAGAGGAATTCAACTACTAAACGGAACTAAAAAAGAGTGTGACTGAGGCGAGGCTCAAACTCGCGACCCGGTGATTAGGAATCAACCTGCTCTATTCAACTGAGCTACTCAGTCTGATTTGGGGCGAAAGAAGCTAAACGAACAGACATCGCCCCAAAGTATCTACCGCTGTAGATAAAGCCCAAATAATTAATAACTAACAATCATACTCTCACGAGCAAATGAAACAAATCTATAACTTTAACCATACCAATATTCATCATACTTTCAATGCTAGCAGATGATCCTATTCTTTTCTACCATCTTTCGAACATCAGAGACCCCGTCGGTTAAAACGACACCGTCTTGATAAAGTCTTGTTTTGCAGTCACGTGAATTTTTAATATCCAATGCCCTGCAAACATCAGAAAGACAAAACATAGGTTTTTCTTTCGTTCCTGATATTCGGATAGCTCCAAATATTGGACTTACCTTTGTGGTACTAATGTTATTCATTCCTAACATCCTATACATTAATTATTATCACTCAACCGGAACGGCGGTAATAATCGCCGTATGGTTCTTATAGTCTGCCGAGGTTGAGTATTTGAGCACACCCTTCGGCAAATCTTCGTATTGAGCAAGCTGATAAGCGTATGTTACTGCCGACCGAACTGCTCTTGCGGACTCAAGCAGGAAGACTTCAAATTTCCCTGGTTTGATGTCCAATATGTCCTGTTTTGTTATTCTTGCAACTTTTTTCATCTTTGCTACTTAAATATTTCGTCTAAAATTTGGAGGTGTGCGAAAAAAGTCGTATATTTGCAGTGTCAATGTAAAGTACGTACTCTCGGTCGCACAAGCCTCCGTTTGTAACGGCTTTGTTGGTTACTCGACTATCAACGAGTGCAAAGGTACATGAATTCCGTGTAACAACCAAGTAATTTACACGATTTTCTTGTACCATTAACCTTTATTAGCACTTTAGACGGTTTTAGTTACGTATATAAAACTAAAAGTGTATGGCAGTAACAGAAAATCGTGTAGCAGGACTACAAGAAAGACTAAAGGAAGTAATGAAGTGCGAACAGCTTAACAAGCAGCAATTCATGAAGGTGACCGATATAAGTAATATCGGTAGGAAGCTCGACGGCAAGGTCGCTATCACCAAGGTGGACATAAGCAAAATGAAACACTCATTGCTAGTTAACGACCAATGGCTTGAAACCGGCATCGGTCCGATGTATTTGCCTGAGAAGCTAGAGGAGAAGACGAGGGAGCTAAACAGAATGTCTGGCAGCTACCCGCATTTACATATTAATGACGACTTGATAAAAGAGCAAATAGAGCGAGCAGCTCAACATGTAAAAGATAGCCCAGACTCACCAACATCCGTAATAGCGAGCGTGTTCGGTCATCATAACAACCAGAACATCGAGACCGGGGCGGACCGTGCAAGGAAGCGAGAAGAGGAATCTCTAAAAGAGAAGAATGCTCAGCTCATTCAGATCATCAATGCCCAGAACGAGACCATCAGGTCTAAGGATAGCGAGATTCGTCTTCTCAGGAAGATTCTCGCCGACAACGGAATCGAAGTATGACATTATTATATATAAGGATTATGAAGAAGGTAGCATTTGTGTTAACGTCAGCATTCGTAGGCGTACTTTCGTTTTATGGATGCGGAACTGGCAGCAATACAAGCCAAAAAGACAGCAGCCTGTACCTTAACGACAGCATACAAATTGGTGATACTGCCATAAACCTGGTTGGTAAGGGGTGGTTGGTTCCTGACCCGGAATACAAGGACATGTATAACCTTACTGACAAAAAGCTCGGCGACGTTTCGTTCGAAAAAGCAAGAGCTATCGTTAAGGATGGTCTGGTTAACAGTTTCTCTTATATAAGTAAATCGTACGAGAGTAAAAGTGAATTCCAGGCCTTCGAAAGTAAGCTGTTCGTTTCTTTGAGCAGAGAGTACGGAA